GTGTTCAGCACCCCTATAAATCTGTCCGCCGTTGGCGACTTGGAGCTGCTCGACGATGCCGTCAAACCCGCTGGGCAACGCGAGCAAGCGTGTTGCTGACACATCGCCGGGGCCCTGGTCGAAGTGGCGCATCCGCACGCGGCACGGCCGCGCGATCCGGTTCATCGAGACGTACTGCCGGCCGCCCAAGGGGGTCGGCCACGGCCAGCCGCTGAAGCTCGCGCGGTTCCAGAAGGAGTTTCTGGAGGAGGCGCTGGCCGATGGTGTCGACACGGCCGTCCTCGCCACGCCACGCGGCAACGGCAAGTCGTCAGGCGGCGGCGCGCTGGCGACCTGGGCGCTGTTCGACGAGGGCGACACCGGTGCGCCCCAGGTTCCGGTCGTCGCGACGACCATCGGCCAGGCGATCCGGTCGTGCTACGGGGTCGCGGTCTCGATGATCAAGGCCGAGCCCGAGCTGCTCCGCCGGTCGCTGATATTCACCGGCGTCACGACGCCCCGCGTGACCACGCCGTTCAACGGCGGCGAGCTGTTCCCGGTGTCATCGGACCCCGACGGGCTCCAGGGGCTCGACCCGAGCCTCGCGATCATGGACGAGATCGGCTTCCAGCCGGTCGCGAGCTGGGAATCGCTTCGCCTGGCGACCGGCAAGCGCACGCACAGCCTCATCATCGGCGTCGGGACACCCGGCCTGGACCGTGAGAACGCGCTGTTCCGCCTCCGGGCGCTCGTCCACGAGGCCGGCTCGCTGCCTGGCGTCGTGTTTCGCGAGTACGCGGCCCCGCTCGACTGCGAGCTGGGCGACCACAAGGCGTGGCGGATCGCGAACCCGGCGATCGGCGCCGGGTACCTTCGTCTGTCCGCCCTGGAGACCGACCTCGGGCTGACGCCCGAGGGTCACTTCCGGGTCTTCCGGCTCGGCCAGTGGTACGACGGCGTCGACTCCTGGCTCGGGCCCAACGGCCGGCCGCTGTGGGACGCCCTGGCACAGCCCTACGACTTCGCGCCAGGCGGTGCGACCTGGGTCGGCGTCGATGTGGGCATCAAGCGCGACTCGACGGGCGTCGTGGCCGTCCAGCGGGACGAGCTGGGCAAGCTCCACGCCCTGGCACGGCTCTGGGTGCCGCGCCAGGACGAGCCGGTCGACGTGACCGATGTCATGGAGTACATCCGCGAGCTGGCGCGGGCCTACGACGTTCAGGCAATCAGCTACGACCCCCGATTCTTCGACGTGCCGGCCAAGATGCTGTCCGACGAGGGGCTCGTCCTGATGGAGGTGCCGCAGTCGGTCGAGCGGATGACCACCGTCTGCGGCGATCTGCTGGAGCTAATCAAGCGGGGCGACATCCACCACGACGGCGACGACCAGCTCGCCACCCACGTCCTCAACGCCGTGCCTCGGTTCAACGAGCGCGGGTTCACCCTCCAGAAGTCCAAGTCCCGAGGCCGCATCGACGCGTGCATCGCGCTCGCGTTGGCGGTCGATCAGGCCATGCGCCCGGAGGCTCAGATGGCGGACGAGTTCGCATGGGCGTAAGAGACATCGTGTCCGCCATCTTCACGCCCGAGCGGTACGCGGCGATCCCGCCGGCACGGCCGCTGATCGACAACTACTGGCCGTTCATCAACATGGCCCAGGGCGGGATGCCGTTCCCGATGTCCGAGACCTGGTCTCACCAGGGTGACGCCGAGTCGTCGGGCAGCGCGGCCGGCGCGACCTACGCGTTTGGCACCAACGCGATCGTCTTCGCCTGTATGGCGAAGCGGATGAAGCTGTTCAGCGAGGCGCGACCGCGCTACCGCCGGTTCGCCGCCGGCAAGCCTGGCGACATCTGGGGCGATGGCACCCTCGACATCCTGAACCACCCCTGGCCGGGGGCCGCGACCGGCGACCTCCTCGCCCGCGCGATCCAGGATGTCGACCTGGTCGGCAACTTCTACTGCATCCGGCGCAAGGACGTGCTGCACCGGCTCCGCCCCGACTGGGTGTCGATCATGCTCGACAGCCCCGACGCCCTGGAGGCCCAGGTCGTGGCCTATGCCTACTACCCAGGCGGCGAGATGTCAGGGTCGCGAGCGATCTACCTGATGCCCGAAGAGGTCGCCCACTTCGCGCCCTATCCCGACCCGACCGCCAGGTTCCGGGGCATGAGCTGGCTGACGCCGGTTGTCCGTGAGGTCGCCGCTGACAGCGCGACGACCAGCCACAAGCTGGAGTTCTTCAAGCACGCGGCCACGCCCAACATGATCGTCAAGCGAGGCGTGCCGGCGGCCAACGAGTCGTTCACCGACTGGGTGAAGAAGATGCGCGAGGCGAGCGAGGGCAGCCAGAACGCGTACAAGACGTTCTACATGAGCCAGGGCGCCGACGCGACCGTCGTCGGGCGCGACTTCCAGCAGATCGAGCTGCGCGCCACCCAAGGCGCCGGCGAGGTCCGCATCATCGCCGCGTCGGGGCTGCACCCGGTCATCGTCGGCGTGTCCGAGTCGCTCCAGGGATCGAGCCTCAACAGCGGCAACTTCGGGGCAGCTCGTCGACTGACGGCCGACACGTTCCTGCGCCCCGACTGGCGCAACTTCTTCAGCTCGATGGAGACGATCGTCCCGCCGCCGGCCGGCAGCCAGCTCTGGTACGACGACCACGACATCCCGTTCCTCCGGGAAGACGCGGCCGACGCGGCGAACATCCAGCACGTCAAGGCGTCGACGATCACCCAGCTTGTCCGTGACGGCTTCACCGCCGAGTCGTCGGTCGCGGCCGTCAACGCCGAGGACATGTCGCTGCTCGTCCACACCGGGCTGTTCAGCGTCCAGCTCCAGGCGCCAGGCTCGACGAAGATGCCGGCCGGCGAGGTTCCGGGCGAGCTGCCCGTCGGCACCGGCCCTGGGCCGGCCGAGGTTCCCGCCGGCGCGACCACCACCAAGCCGCTGACGAGCGGGACGAACGGCAAGACGCCGGCCCAGACGCCCGGTCGATCGGAGCTGCTCGAGTACCTGGTGACGGCCCGCGCCGCCGCCGACTACCAGCGCGACGGCGAGCCCGACTACCTGTTCGTCCGCTACAGCCCTGACCAGCCACGCGTCCCGGCGGGCGATCCGGCCGGCGGCCAGTTCGGTTACGCCGGTGGCAAGGCTGGGCTGTCGTACGACAAGCTCACGACCGAGGCCCTGGCCGGCGGCTTCAGCGTCACGACCCACGGCGACGTGCCGATGGGCGGCTACATGGTCAGCCCGTACTCGGGGGCCGAAGAGAAGTTCGACGCCCGGACGATGACCAGGGCCGACGTCCACCGCTACCGCGACCAGCACGCCAAGCAGCTCAGTCAGCCGGACCACTACCTGGGCGGCTGGCGTGACGGCGACACGGTCTACCTCGACATCGCGATCCACACCGACTCAGCCAGCAAGGCCAAGGCCCTGTCCGAGGAGCACAACCAGCTCGCGTACTTCGACCTGGGGAAGGGCGAGTCGGTCTACCTCCAGGGTGCGGCGGCGCACTGATGGCGAAGCCGCACCTGGCCCTGGTCGACCCGAACGACGAGGGCGCGATCGACAGCTTCCTCGAGGCGCTCGGCGCCGGCCGATCGTCCCGAGCTGCCGAGGAAGAGGACGACACCCACCACTACTACGGCGCCTGGTACGGCGGCAAGGCGTCCCACGGCGGGCATCCGGTCGAGGGCCACCCGAGCGGCCATAGCGGGGCCCACAAGTCGGCGGCCGGCATCTCGCACGGGGCGCCGGTCGGGGGCACGCCGGCGCACGCTGGGCCCGTCGCCGAGCACGTCGTCGCCTTCGAGAGCGGGATCAACAAGAAGAACCCCAAGCTCGAGTACGGCCAGGCCTGGGACAAGGACGGCAACCAGATATACGCCCAGGCCCAGCGCGGAACCAAGACTGCGATCAGGTGGAAGACCGACACCCACAAGTGGCGGGGCGGCACGCTGACGCACTTCCACCCGCGACTCGAGGCCGAGGGTCACTACCCGACGTCGCTGTCCGACACCGACATCATCACCGCGCTGAGAACCGGCCTGCACTCGATCCGAGCCTTCAACAACGACGGGTCGATGGAGCTGATCAATCACGGCTTCGCCGGCAGCATCAACGAGGTCGCCAAGGCCCTGGTGAACGGCAAGGCCGATGTGATGCTGAAGCTGGCGTTCCGAGACACGGCGCGGTCGCCGCTCGACTACAGACAGGCAGCGACCGCCTTCTACAAGGACTACCACGACATGGTCGTGAAGACGATCGGCGGCTTCGCCGGCCTTGAGCTGCGGATGACCGGGCCGTGATTGAGCTTGACGACGCAGACGTCACCGCAACGACCGACCTGGTGGTCACCTTCACCGACCGGGTGGAGCACTGGGGGCCTGGCCCGCTCGAGCTTGCGCAGCTCACGGCGACCCGCCTCGCGGCCAACCCGCCCGCCGGCTTCGTGTCCGCCCACGTCGAGCAGCTCCCCGAGGACCGCGACGACGAGCTGGACGGCGAGGATCGGGGGGTCGCCCAGGACTACATCAAGGCCGAGCACGGGTACTTCGCCGGCGCCCGCCCGAAGCGCCTGGTCAACCCGATCGTCGTGCGCGACTGGCACGACACCTACGGCGAGGCGATCGCCTCGGCCGCCAAGGCCCACGGGATGACGACCAAGGCATACACCGACGCCGCGAACGCGAACATCCAGCGGGTCTTCGACGAGGCCCACGTCCAGGTCAACGTCCCGACCGAGTACATGGACGAGATTCTCGCCGACGGCCGGCTGAAGTCGCAGTTCGAGTCCAGCACCTCGCAGGGGGCGCTCAACCCGCCGCTCCGGGCCGCCCAGGAAGAGGCCCTGTTCGCCCTACCGTCAGACACGCCGCCGGCCCAGCGGCCGATCTACGGCTACCTCCAGACGGCGCCCGCCAGTGAGAGCATCTGGGGCTCGACCGACAGCTACGGCGACGTGGTGCTGACCCTCAACGACTCTGTCCGTGCCCGGACGACCGCGACCTGGGACGACAGCTTCCCGGCGCCGGCGGCGACACCGATCAAGGGCGCGACCATCGCCGGCTACACCGAGATGGGTGCCGCCGGCAGCGTGCCCCAGGTGCTGAAGGGCCAGTTCTCCAAGGTCGATCCGCTGACCCTCCCGTCGGTCGACGCCTTCCGGGGCCACGCCCCGTACGTCGAGGCCCAGGTACATGGCGGTGTCAGCGTCAAGGACATCGCCAAGGTGACGTTCGTCCCCAGGCCGGACCCGGTCATGGGCGAGGTCGACTGGGACCACACCGCGATCAAGGCGCAGCTCGACAAGCTCGGCATCCCCTGGGAGGACGCGCAGTGAACGGCGGCCAGGTGATCGCGCGGCGCGGCGCCGGCCGGCTGCTGGTCCGGTTCGACGACGGCTCGGGCCAGATTGTCGACACCGCCGGCAAGGCGCTGTCCCAGAAGGCGACCCAGTGGGAAGCCCTGGTCAAGGACGCGTACTGGTCGACGACCGATCTGCCCAAGCGCGGTGTCGCCCAGGACTGGACGAAGGGCGAGGGCGGCCTGTTCACGGGCTCGCGCCCAGGCGGGCCCGATGGCTTCGCCAGCGTCGACGCGGCACACGCCTACGGCGAGGAGGGCTGGAAGAGCTGGCGGCGCGGGCTGTCCGCCGACGAGCGCGACGCCGTGACCGGCTACCTCGAGGACGTCGACAGCGTCAACGTCCCGCTCCGCGACGGCGAGCTGCCGACCGACTTCGCCGCCGACTACATCGACCCGCTCGACACGGCTCTCGGCCGGTCGAAGATCCCCGAGGACATGATCCTCTACCGGGGCACGACCGCCCAGGCGCTCGGCGCCGATCCGGCGACCCTGGTCGGCAAGACGTTCAAGGACCTGGGCTACCCGTCGACCTCGTTGTCCGCCGACATCGCCATGAATTACGGCGACATCGTCGTGGTGATCGAGGCCACGAAGGGCATGAAGGGCGGCTTCATCGACCGGACGGCCAAGGACCAGGCCGAGAGCCTGGCGCCCCAGGAAGCCGAGGTCCTGCTGCCACGCGGCTCGTCGTTCAAGGTCGTCAGCTTCGACCCGACGGCGCAGTACGGCGCCTGGAAGGGCGGGGCCCTGACCGTGAGGTACACCCAGTGACGGCCGCCGAACGGCACCACTGGCTCTGGGACCAGGGCGACATCGTCTGGGACGGCGCCGCAGCTCGAGGCGTCGCGCAGGACTACATCAAGGGAGCGCACGGACTGTTCGAGGGCGCTCGTCCTGGCGGGGCGCATCTCATCAAGCCGATCGCGTCGGGCGGCCAGGTGCCGGCGGCCGGCCGGAAGGACATCCTGACCGACGACCCGACGGTCTTCGCCAACCTGTCGCCCGAGTTGCAGGCCAAGCTCCTCGCCAAGCTGCAGCAGCGGTTCCCTGGGATGACCCAGGAGCAGCTTCAGGCGAACGTCGACAAGCAGCTCGAGCTGGCCCTCAAGGACCCGACCAACAACGGCATGACCTGGTACAAGGAGGCCGGCGACGAGGCGGCCAAGGTCGCCACGAAGGACGGCTACACCTACGAGACCAGCGTCGGCGGCCTGGCGGCGATGTCGCCCCAGCAGGGGTGGGGGAGCAACCTGTCCGGGGCCCAGTACATGGCCGGCGTCATCAAGGCCAACCCGCTCGTCGACGGCTCGAGCCTGACCCCCGAGCTGGTCGCCGAGGCCCGCGTCCAGCTCGCCAAGAAGGGCGTCACCGCCGGCGACTGGAACGGCAGCCAGCACCTGTCCGACCTGTCGTCGATGGAGGCCGCCGCCTACGTCAAGGCGAGCGCCAAGAAGGCCGGGCTCAGCTACACCGACGACATGAACGGGAAGACCTACAAGGTCACCTGGTCGTGCGGTCTCGCCGGCATGGACAACGCGGTGCGGATCTACCGGGGCGAGTCACCCGACGAGGTCCTCAACGGCCACAAGGTCCGGTCGTTCTACAACAACATCCTCGCCAACGAGGACAGCGGCCGATCGATCACGATCGACACCCACGCACTGTCCGCTGCGGTCGGCGTCAAGGTGCCGGCGCAGGACGAGCGGATGGACGTCCTGGCGACCCCGACCAATAGGCAGTATTCCGTCAAGGGCGCATACTCGCTGTTCGCGGACGCCTATCGGCGGGTCGCCGATGCCCACGGGCTGTCGCCCGAACAGGTGCAGGCACTGGTGTGGATCCAATGGCGCAAGACGAACCCGTGAAGCTCCTCGACACCGGCGTCGACCTCGACCGTCCAGACCCCGACCAGTTCGACCCGATCGCCTGGTTCGAGGGGACCGGCGAGGACCTCGGCCTGCCGCCGGGGTACAAGGAGAAGTACCAGGCCGACCTCGACGCGGAGCTTGCCAAGCTGCTCGGCGCGACTCGCGGCAAGGCCCAGGACTACATCAAGGGCGAGCACGGCTACTTCAAGGGCGCTCGGCCGAGCGCCGGCCACCAGCTCGACCGGACGGCGTCCGACCTGGTCGCCAGCGCCACGGCCGCCGAGCCCGGCGTCACCGCCGACCTCGTGGCGATCGGCGCCGAGACCGGGCTCGACCCGAACGCCGCATTCGTCCTCGACGGCAAGACGCTCCACACCCTCGACGCCCGCCTGAAGAAGGAAGACAGCACGCGGCGGAAGCTCGACGAGAGGATGCAGGAAGATCCGACCCAGACGCACGAGGAGCTGGTCGCGGGGATGAAGGACAACCTCCGCTACACGTACGTCGGCGATCCGGCCACCTACAACGCCTCGGTCAAGGCGGGCATCCAGGCGATGGTCGACCGGGGCTACGAGCCTGTCCGCGCCACCAACTACTGGAAGGAGCCGGCCGGCTACGAGGGTCTCAACACGAATTGGCGGACGCCCAGCGGCCAGATGTTCGAGGTCCAATTCCACACGGCGGCCGGCCTCAACATCAAGGAGGTCCTCAGCCATCCGCTCTACGAGGCGCAGCGGAAGGCGCCGAAGGGCTCACCCGAGTGGAAGGCGCTCGACCAGCAGATCAACGACCAGTGGATCGGCTTCAGGACGGCGCCCGAGAACCAGGGGCTCGGCGACCTCCCGTTCCTGAACCAGGTGTTCCCGCTAGTCCGTTAGCGCGGCAATCTCGTCCGGCGTCGAGCGCACGATGTCGTCACCGCTCTCGATCCGCCGAGACAGGCCGTCGCGGCCGGCGCCGAGGACCTCGACCCAGGTGCGCGTGGCCGCGTCGAAGCGCGAGTAGATGCCGTCGTCGGTGACCCGGAAGTACCGGTCGACCGTCACGGGCGGGTCGCCCAGGACGGTGTAGTAGGTGTCAGCCACGGTGCTCCTTCACGATCTGGTGGATGCGGGCCCACGATAGGCCGGTCTTGGTGGCGATGGCGCGGAGGGTCTGCGTCTCGCGGGCCTCGAGGATCAACGGCACCAGCTCGGCATAGCTGACGTCGACGGCCTGACGCCGGCGCTGGTAGCGCCGGCCGGCTTCCTGCAACTTGTCCATCGTCGGTCAGTGTAGCACCTGCACTTAGACGGACCAGCCGGGGTAGACGCAGAGCGCGTACCCGCTGTAGGCCTCGACGAACAGGCCCAGGGCTTCGGCCTTCAACCTGACCGCCTCGTTGAAGACCCATTCGTCCGGGCCGCCCTCCCAGAGGATTGAGGGGGTGGGACGCCCCGGCCAATCCCACGTCAGGCTGGACCACAGGTCCTGCTTGTCGTCGTACGGGTACTGGGCCTTGAGGGTCGAGACCAGGGCGGCGAGATCCCGCTTGCCTACCTTGCGTCGGGCCATGTTCAGCTCTCCTTCCGGTTGCTGGGATGGTTCTCGACCATCCGCTTGAGGTTGCCCTCGGTGTCGTAGCCCTTCACGGGCTCGTCGACGCCGATGGCAGCGGCCAGGGCGGTCAGGAAGCGCACGTCGTCGGCCCAGTGGCCGCGTGCGACGGGGTTCCGGGGCGCGGGCCCCAGGTCGGCCAGATCCGTGCGAATGTCGTCGGCCGTCATGTCCGCGACCAAGGCCGAGTGGTGGGCGGTGTGGTTGACGCCATCGGCGTCACTGACGACGTAGTTGCCGTTGGCGCCGACCGTGACGACGCGGACGCGAACCGCGTTCAGCCAGGCAATCGTGCCGGCGGGGTAGGAGTGGCCGGCGAAGGCGACCACGTCAGGCCGCCCTGTCGCGGTCGGACCGGGCTGCGACCAGAGCCGAGCCGGGGATGAACACACCCCAAGCGGGGTCGTGCGCGGCGGTCCAGCCCTTGACGGGCGACATGGACACGGCGTCCGGGTCGAAGGCTGGCGCGACCGAGACCATCCGGTAGCGGACCGGGCCGCCGACGAAGTCGGCCGAGCCGATGCGGACCTTGCCGCCTGACGGCCGACGATTGGTCATCGGGCCGAGCGCCATCGGGCGCCCCCAGTGCGAACGCGCCTTGTCGACGTCACTGACGACGACGGGAGAGACAACAACCGAGCCCATGTGGCTCCTCCAGGTGGGGCCCCCGGCGTCTCCGGGGGACATCCCCATTGTGAAGCACCTACACACGACTGTCAAGCACCTACACAGAGGTCCGTCATGTCCCACGACACCGAGCCGAACCGGTCGCAGCGTCCGCCCCGCGATGGTGTCCGTGCCGTCATGCCTGGGCCCGAGCTGGAGGGCCGCGAGCTGACTGGCCGCCTGGCCGGGGCGGGGGAGTGGGCCGAGATCGACAGCCGGACCGAGGGTCACTTCCTCGAGCGCAACGCCGCCGGCGCCTTCCGCAAGAGCTTCGACGAGAACCGCGACCGGATCCGCATCATCTTCCAGCACGGCAAGGACCCCCAGCTCGGCCACCAACCGATCGCCGTCCCGCGTGAGCTGGGCGAGGACGCCCAGGGCCCGTACTACCGGGGCGAGCTGCTCGACGGCCTACCCGAGCTGATTGTCTCGGGGCTGCGCGAGGGCCAGTACGGCACCAGCCATTCCTTCCGCGCCATCCGCGAGGACTGGGAGCCGAGCCCCAGGCCGGGCGCCCACAACCCCAAGCGACTGCCCGAGCGGACCATCCGCGAAGCCCAGATCAACGAGATCAGCGTGGTGACCTGGCCCGCGTACGCGGGAGCCACCGCCCAGGTCCGCAGCATGAGCGACGAATTCGCGCTCGACTCCCTGTCCGACGATCCGGCGCGACTGCGCGAGCTGGTCACCTACGTCGTGCCGAGCGTCACCACCAACAGCAGCAACGTCCTCTGGACGCCCGCACCCTCCCTCGACGCCGGGGCCCAGCCCCACCTCGAGGAGCGCCGCGAGCCACCTGGCACGCCGTCACCCATCGCCACCAAGGACCCGCCGGAAGGCGGGTCTTCTGATTCAAGGAGCAAGCCCGTGGAATACATCAGCCGCGACGACAAGCAGTCGCGGGTCACCGAGCTGGAGGCCAGCATCACCACGCGGGCGACCGCCTACCCCGGCGTCCTGCCGGCCGAGGAAGACGCCCGCGACAAGGCCGAGAACGAGGAGCGCGACACCCTCGTCCGCGACATCCAGGCCTACGACGCCCGCGTCCGACGGGCCCAGGAATTCGGCGTGGCTGATGGCCCGTCGTCTGCGCCGCCGCCGGATCCGTCGCGCTATGTCCCGGCCATCGTCAACCAGAACCGCCAGGTCGACCCGTACGACTTCGGCGAGGTCGAGAACCGGGCTCGCTCGCAGGAACACCGCGCCCAGCTCTTCCAAGACAACGCGCTACGGATCACCGAGGGCGCCTCGTTCCCGCACCCGAAGACCGACACCCAGGCGAGCCGCGATCGGATGGCCTGGCTGATCGAGCACCACGACACCCCTGACAAGCAGCTCGCCCGCCGGTTCATGGCGACCGGATCCCCGCTCTACAAGCGGGCCTTCCAGAAGCTCGTCCTGGGCCAGCAACTCAGCCCCGAGGAGCAGCGCGGCACCGCCCTGGCGATCGGCGTCGACGCGACCGGTGGCTTCGCGATCCCGCTCCAGTACGACCTGTCCGTCATCGCCATCGGCTCCCACACGGGCGCGGTCAATCCCTACCGCCGGGCCTGCCGCGTCGTGCCGATCGTCGGCACCGACACCTGGAACGCCCTGACGGCCACCGCCGTCGTGGCGACCCGGACGACAGAGGCCGCCCCTGCGACTGAGCAGGGCCCGACCTTCGCCCAGCCGCAGTACATCGTGAAGCGCATCCAGGCGCAGATCACCTACTCGCTCGAGACCGCCCAGGACCGGACGGACATCGCGTCCGAGATGGCCGTGCTCATCGGCGAGGCCAAGGACAACGAGGAAGAGGCGTCGTTCGCCACCGGCGTCGGCACGACCGTCTTCCCGCTCGGCGTCGGGCCCGTCAACGGCACCTCCGGTGCCTACACCAGCCTGACCACGGGCGTCTCGATCACCCTGGGGGCGGGCGACTTCGACCTCGTCGAGGCCGCGCTGCCGATCCGGCACCGCCAGAACGCCCAGTGGTTCCTGAACCGCGCTTCGATCCGCAAGGCCCAGACCCTGGAGATCCTCGGCGGCAAGCTGTTCGGCGGCAACGGGTACTACCCGGCTGTCAGCTCGGGCATCCCGACCGAGAGCGCCGGCAACACCGGCCTGCGGCTGCTCGGCTACCCGGTCAATGAGTCGCCATCCCTGCCCACGGCAGCGACCGCGAACATCGTCATCGGCACCCTGCTCAACGTCGACTCCTACGTGATCGTCGACCGGATCGGGATGGCCCTCCAGATCATCCCGTTCATCTTCGGCGCCGGCCAGGGCAACCTGGTCACCGGCCAGCAGGCGCTCTACGCCATGTGGCGGAACGACGCCCGGCCGATCAACGTCGACGCCGGCCGCACCCTCCGGTACCTGACCTAGACCCTCGGGGGGCGGCGGCGATCTCCCCGCCGCCCCTCACCCCCCTCCAGGAGGCAGCCTCATGGCGAAGTCCGACTTCTACGTCGTGCTCCAGGCGTTCGTGACCACGGTCGACGACAAGCAGGAGCTGTACCAGCAGGGCGAGATCGTCGACTCGAGCGACCCCGTCTTCAAGCGGTCACCCGAGCTGTTCGGCCCGATCGCGGTGCGAGGCTCGGTGTCCGCGCCGGCGCCCACCCCCGAGCCGGTCGTCGAGCAGGCCAGCGCCGCGCCCGGCGAGCAGCGCGAGACCGCCGGCAAGCCCATCACGACTGCCGGGTTGAAGGGCAGGAGCAGCAACTAGCCGGGAGGCCCCGTGCCGAACGTCGTCCAGACCACCGTCGAGAACCCGGACGAGCTGCTCAACGCCGGCGCCTACGGTGCCGGCGCGCTCATCCGGTTGCAGACCTCGCCGACCCAGACCGGCGCCTACGCCGATGTCACCGGCGTCGGCGCCACGCCGACCCTGACGATCATCACCGGGGTCCGCAGCTACACGGGCTACGACCCCACCGGTGCCGCCGCGAGCTGGTATCGGACGCGCGTCGAGAACGTCGGCGCCACCCGCGTGTCCGACTGGTCGACGAGCTTCCAGGTCGGGCCCGAGGGCGCCGGCCTCATCTGTTCGCTGTACGACGTGAAGCAGGAGCTGGGCAGCACCAGCACCGCCGACGACGAGACCCTGCTGGAGAAGATTCGGCAGATCGGCGCCGAGATTATGAACATCACCGGCCGCCGGTTTGTCCGTATGCCGGCATCCGGGACGACGACCTTCCTGTTCGACGTGCGGCACCCGAGCTGGGTCCGCAGCCTCCCCGTGCCCCAGGGCATCGCCGAGGCGTCCCTGCTGGAGGTCGCCGTGTCGAGCCAGCCCGAGATCGGTGGCGTCTACAGCACCGTGCCGACGGCGGAGTGGTGGCTGCGCCCGGTGATCGCCGAGCGGACCTACGGCTGGCCGCCGACCAGCATCGCCATCAGCGACCTGTCCGGGTCGTACTTCGCCATCGGCTCCAACACCGTCCGGGTCACGATGGGCCTGGGCTGGCCGGCGATCCCGCCCGACATCCAGGCGATCGCCTTGCGCGCGGTCGTCGGCTCATACCTGTCCAAGGGCTCGGGCGCCGGCGGGATGGCGGCCGTCGGGCCCACCGGAGCCATGACCGTCCTGCGCTTCATCAGCCCCGCCGACCGCGAGCTGCTGACGGCCTACACCAACATCCCATGACGCTGAAGGTCATCGCCGACGCGATCGCCGCCAAGTACCTGGGCGCCACGGCGACCATCGGGTCGACGACCGAGAGCCTGGTCAGCGCCCCGACGGCCAGCCTCCCGAACACCGTCGCGGCGACCCCGGTGATCCTCGTCTACCACCCGGCCGGCCAGCTAGAGGTGGTCATGAGTCGCATCCGCCAGGACGACTACGACTTCCCGGTCAGGCTGCTGCGCGATCCCACCGACTACCCGGCCCGGTCGGACTGGCTGTACGCCTGGCACGACGCCCTGCGCGACCGGCTGCGCGACGGCGACACCCTGGGGCCCGATCCCAGGACGAGCGGCCGGATCGTCGCCGCCCGCCTGGAGCTGGACGGCCAGGAGTACGCGAGGGTCAAGTTTGATGTCGTCGAGTACATCGTCCGCGTCCACGTAGGAGACCTTCAGCCATGAGTCCAACCAAGGGTGCTGCCGTTCCGCCCACGCCGCCGATGGTCTACCCGGTCGACGGCTTCTACATCAACGACGTGCCCCACGTCCCGCACGAGTGCGACGACCCGTTCTGCGTCGAGTCGGGGGCGTTCACAACCGAGTCGCCACCGGTCATCGACCAGCTCCGCGACGGCGAACCACCGCCCGACCGCGACGACACCGAAGACACCGAAGAGACCCCGGAAGAGCCGGGGTCTCCTGCTGTAGAGGAGAGCTGACCGATGGGCGTGCCGATGACGGTCTTCACCTCGGCGCGTGCGGCGCTTGAGGTCACCAGAGGGACATCCCTCACGCCGACCCGGCTCATCTATGCCGAGTCGTTCGACCTTGAACACTCCGTGGCGACGGTTCGCCCGGAGGAGCTGCGGGCGAGTTATGAAGGCTTCTTCTCGGCCGCCCCAGGCCCCGAGCTGTCCCGCCTCACGATGCAGGGCCGGCTGACCTACGACGACATCATCTGGCACCTGAACATGTTCGCGAAGGGCATCACCACGCCGACCGGCGCCGGCCCCTTCGTGTGGACGTTCACCCCGACCAACACGGCCGACGACGTGAAGTCGCACACCATCCAGCTCGGCGACTCCGTCGCGATCCCGACCTCCCCAGGTATCCAGCTCACCTACGGGATGGGCGACGAGCTGAACATCCACTACGAGAAGAACAACGACGGGGCGGCGACCTACTCGGCCAGGTACCTGTACGCCAAGCCGCTGACCCAGATCACCGCCTTCACCGGCGCCCTGTCCGACCGCGTGGTCACGCCGCTGTCCTGCAACAACACCGTGGTGAAGATCGACACGACGACCATCGGCGCGACCACCGACCTCCTGGTGACGGCCGTCGACTTCACCCTCGACATGAACCCGGTGCCGTTCTACGCCCTCGACAACACCCTCGCTGCTCAGGCCGTCTTCCGGCCGGCGCACCGGACCTGGAAGGCGGAGATCACCCGTCAGTACAACATCGCGACCGAGTTCAGCGCCTACCAGGCCAAGACCATCCGCAAGGTCCGCGTCCTGACCACGACCGGCGTCGGCGCGATCGTCCAGCACGACATGTACGGCGTCTACACCGACCGCAAGTGGGCCGACACCAACGGCATCGTCACCGAGGTACTGACCCTGGAGCCGGTCTTCGACGTGACCAGCTCGACGAGCTACTCGTTCGTGGTCACCAACGGTGTGGCGACCATCTCGTGAGCATCCCCGACGCGTGGGTCGTGGTCGGGCTCGTCCTCGCGATCGTCGACCAGGTCAGGGCGCGCGGCCAGGCGATCACGACCTGGGCGGTCATCGCCGTCTGCATCGCCCTCCTCTGGCACCTCACCTGAGCCATCGGGGCGGGCGTTCCACAGTTCGCCCGCCCCGGCCTAACTGTGGAGCTGACCATGCCCCGGATCGAGCTGCGCGACGGCCAGTGGGCCGACATGCGCGAGCGCATCACCCACGGCACCGACAAGGCCATCAAGGCCGCCCGCATCAAGAGCCGCGACGACCCGGAGATCGCCTTCGACTGGACGACCCAGCTCGTCCGGGCGTTCGTGCGCGACTGGTCTGTCCGTGACCCCGACGGCGATCCGGTCGTCATCACCGACCCCGACGCGATCGACCGGGCGCCCGACGACATCGTCGACACCCTGTTTGAGAAGGCCGCCGAGCTGTGGGTCGGAGCGACGGTCCCAAACGCGTCTACTCCGCCCTCATCGGACGCCTAGCCCTAGGCGGGCCCGTGAGCCAGGCGGAGGTCAACCGGCTGCCCGATCCCGACCTCTTCCGAGACGCGCTGCTGCTCTCCCGGCGGGGGACGTTCAGCCCGCGCGACCTGGACGACACCGACGCGCTGCTCCTGGCGCTCGTCGACCTGTTCTGGACAACGACCGTGAAGCGAGGCTGACCCGTGGCTGACGTGTTTGCCATGACGAAGATGGAGACCCAGCTCTCGGGCCCGTTCTTCAAGAAAGACCCAGGGCTCACCTTCCGCCAGAACGCACGCCGGATGGCGCGCGGGATGGTTCTCGCCGGCCAGGCCGACGTGCAGGAGCAGCTCGCCGCCGGCGAGTCGAGCCGCGCGATCATCAGCCACGGTGTCGAGCCGCCGCGTGTCCGTGAACACGTCGTCGCCAGCGTCCCGTACTCGTCGAGCCGCGACCTCCTGGGCACGACCATCAAGGCCAACGTCTACGTCCAGAACAAGGGCTTCAGCGCCCACCAGGCGCGGGCACTGATGGCGGCCTACTCGATGGTCGAGCAGGAGACCGGGGCCTTCCACCAGACGACGCTGCGCCTGTGGCGCGCGGCCCAGGCCAACGTCCACGAGCTGCTGCGGGACATCGCGTAGATGGCCGACAACCGCATCCGCATCCTGCTGGAGCTGGAAGACAAGGTCTCGTCGACCCTGTCGAAGATCAGAGACAAGTTCGACACCCTGGGCAAGGGCGCCGCCAGCTCGACGCTCGTCGGCGTCGTGGGCGCCAAGGCTCTGACCGCCGGTCTGAACCTCGTCGCCAACAAGGCCGGCGACGTAATCGACTTCCTGGAGACCAGCTCCAAGCTCGCCGCCGACTTCAACGAGACGCTCCAGAAGACGCGCGTCGTCTTCGGCAGCTCGTCCGACCAGATCGAGGCGTGGGGCAAGACGGCCGCGACGACGATGCTGATGTCGGAGAACGCGGCCCTGGGCGCCGCGTCGACCTTCGGCAACCTGTTCAAGGCGATGGGCGTGGGGCCGGCGGCCACCGTCGGTATGTCCGAGGCGCTCGTCCAGCTCGCGGCCGATCTGTCGTCCTTCAACAACATCCCGGTCGACGAGGTGCTGACCAAGCTCCAGTCGGGCATCGTCGGTCAGGAGAAGCCCCTGCGCGAGCTGGGCGTGGCGATCAGCGCGGCAGCGGTCGACGCGAAGGCGGCCGACCTGGGCTTCACCAAGGTCAACGGCACCTTCACCGAGGGCCAGAAGGTTCAGGCCCGCTACGCCCTCATCCTGGAGCAGACCAGGACGGCCCAGGGCGACGTGGCCCGGACGGGCGACCAGCTCATCAACAGCCAGCGCAAGGTCGCGGCCGAGATGGAGGACACCCAGGTCAAGGTCGGCCAGCAGCTCACGCCGGCGCTGACCAACCTGTCCAACTTCATCGCCACATCGTTCATCCCGACCCTGAGCGACACCATCGACTGGCTCGCGAACCGGCTCGCCCCGGTGTGGGACAACCTCAACAGCATCGTCAACCGGGCCGACGCCGAGATCGCCGGCTTCATCACGACGGCCATCGACCTCAACAACGTCATCGGCTCGATCCCTGGCCCCTGGCACGCGGCGGCCGACGCGATGACCGGCACCAGCGAGGCCGCCGGTAAGGCCGCCGATGACCTGGTGACCGTGGGCGCCGGCATGGTCGGGACGGCCGACATCGCCGGCAAGATGGCCGACGATGTCGGCGTCTCGCTGAAGAACCTCCAGACCGATTCCGGGGACTGGCGCAAGACCTGGACGACCGACACCGGCAAGGTCATCCGCGACAGCAACGCTGTCCGTACCCACCTGGCGGCCGACGCCCAGTACCTGATCGACCAGTACTTCGACCCACTGGAGGTGCGCGCCGACCTGTTCAGCGCCCACCAAGACCTCCTCGCGGCCGAGGATGCGATCCGCACCGGCAAGACCAAGGTGCTGAAGCAGCAAGCCGCCCAGGAAGCCATCCAGCACCTCGACGACGAGGCGACCGCCCTGGTGAAGCTGGGCGACCAGCACGCCCTCACGGCCGGCGACGTGAAGAAGTACAAGACGGACGTGACGGCCGCCTACAAGGCGATGGGCAAGGCAATCCCGCCCGAGATTCAGAAGATCATCGACCACCTCAACACGCTCGCACACTTCCCCGACGTGAACATCGGCATCACGGTCACCCCGACGACGCCCCTGACCAAGCTCGCGCTCCAGCTCGGCTACGTCGGCAACCAAGACCTCTACAAGAAGTTCAAGGACATCTTCCCGCCGCGCGCGGCCGGCGGCCCGGTCAGCGCCGGCCAGATGTACGTCGTCGGCGAGGACGGCCCCGAGCTGTTCTCGCCCGACCAGGGGGGCCAGATCATCCCCAACGGCGGCGGCGTGTCCGTGGGCGGCGGCGGGATGGTCATCAACTTCAACTCGATCTGGCCGCCCACCCGGCAACAGGCCGAGGCGATCGCGGCCGAGGTCGAACGCGTCCAGTTCTACCGACAGCGAACAGCAGCGGGGTAAGCGATGGTCGCCGCCAACATCCAGGTCACGCAGGGCGCGGGCACCCGTCTGGCGACCTCCTCGTACACCGAGGGCGGCGTCACGGTCCACGACGAGAAGGTCATCTTCGGCGAGCCGTACCTCCCGACCTTCGCATCCTCGTCCCTCAACGCGCCCATCGGCGCCGTCGCGGGCGCCCACATCTTCCAGGTCATGGCCGGCGGGGCGCTGAACGTCTACATCCGCCGCATCGTCGTGACGCAATCGGCCCTGTCCACCACCGCCGGCATCATCGCGCTGGCGGTCGTCCGGCTGACCTCGGCGGGCACCGGCGGCAACGTCCGCCCGGTCTCGGCGTTCGACACTGGGGACGCGCCCACATCGTCCGCGATGACGGCTCCGACCGTCTTTGGAACGGAGGGCGCGGAGTTGTGGCGCGGCTACTGCCAGACGATCCAGACCGTGTACACGGGCGGGCCGGACAACTCGACCGTCCTGTTCGACCTTGACTTCGATCGGTTCCGCACCAAGGGCATCCGCATCCCGGCTGGCACGGCCAACGGCATGGCGTTCAAGACGCTGTCCACATCGTCCGGGACCGGCGTCAACGTCTGGGTGCTGCTCAGCGAGGCGTCGTTCTAGGCCATGCCGCTCGCCGTCGCCTCGCTCGGCACCGGGCTCGTCACGAGCACGTTCTACCCGTACTCGATCACCGTCGGCTGGAACGAGATCAACATCAGCGCCCAGCTCGACCAGATCAAGTTTGAGGAGAACGCCGACGCCGATCCGGGCTACGCCTGGTTCCGGGTCTACGACCCGACCAACAGCTTCGACGTGCTGCCGGGGATGCCGGTCTTCGTCGTCGACAACACCGCTGGCGCCCAGGTCTTCCTTGGGACGGTCCTGACCAACAGCAGCGAGTCCGAGGCGATCGGCCGGTTCGTCAACGTCCAAGCGGTGTCCGCGTCGGCGATGCTCGACAGTCTGCTGGTCCCGAACGAGCCGCGCCAGGCCGAGACCGACCAGGCGCGAGTCCAGTACCTGTGGGGCGTGTACGCCCGGTTCCCGCTGTCCGACGACACGACCCAGGTCTCGTCGGCAGTCATCGTGCCGGCCGACCTCATGAGTGGGATGACCCTCCGGGCGGCGCTCGACCAGACGGCGGGCCTTGCCGGCGGCTCGACCCACTACCACATCGACGCCCTGGGCCGGCTCGTCTGGCGCTCGGGGGGCAGCGTGACGACGGCCCCGTTCGCGATCAACACCACCCTCGCCCCACCGGGCGGCAGCATCGCGCCCGAGTCCCTGCTCGTCGAGCGCGACGGGACGATCACGAACCGGGTCTACATCCGAGGCGCGACCACGCAGGGCACGGGCTGGTGGCAGGACGACGGCAGTGTCAACCAGTACGGCCCGCGCGAGGACTACATCGACGCGCCGTCGGCCGACACGTCTGCCAAGGCTCGGAACATCGCCCAGCTCCAGCTCGGCAGGGTCGCCCAGCCCAACATCCGCGCGACGTTCGTGACGCGCGACCCCAGGTCCGGCTGGCGCGCTGACCAGAACGTCACCATCACCAGCCCCGCCGACGATCTGTCCGCCCAGGTGCTGCGGATCGTGAAGGTCACGACCGAGTTCTGGCGGGGCGACGGCCAGCGCCAGTTCACCGTCGATGCCGGCAAGACGGGAGCGCGGTTGTCGGGCGTCCCGACGGCCCAGGCCTTCATCAGCCAGAACGTCGGCAACCCCGCGTTCATCGTCCGCAACCGACTGATGTTCATGAACGACAACGGGGTCGTCGGCCCCGGCTACATCGCAGGATCGCCGAACGGAGGGCTGCTCATCGTGTCGAACGACGGCTCCTCGGTCATCATCGACGGCACGTCCGACATGTTCAAGATTGCCGCGTCCGGGTCGGTCTCAAGCGCGATCCCGGCGGTGTCCGGCACGACGCTCGGCACCGCGACGGTCACGACCTCGTTCCCAGGGCTCGGCACCCTGCCGTTCACCCCCGGCCATCAGAGTTACGTTGCGAGCGCGGCTGGCACCGGTTCTGGTCGCTCCCAGAGCCCGCTCACGCAGTACTACCCCGGCACGCAGTTCGTGGCCGGCACCAGCGGCGGTGTTGTGACGAACACGGCGCTCGTCCCGCTGACGACCGGCTACCTGCGGACCTACCTCAGCGCCGGCATCGCCCAGATTGACTTCGTCCTCATCAACGCCGCCGGCGCGACGACCTACTACGGGTACTTCTACATCCTCCAGGAGACGGCGATATGAGCGGCCCGCTGCTGGCCTACGACGCCGACGGCAACGTCATCGCGCGACTCGACCACATGGTCGCCCTGGACCCTGACGGCAACGCCCGAGGCATCATCGACTTCGCCGCGCACGAGGACGCCGGCGGCGCCCACACCGACATCTGGGTCGTCCAGGGAGCGGCTGGGTCGAAGGCTTGGCCCGAGTGGATCGGGGACGCCGCGTACGACTTCACGGTCGAGCTGGACGGCCCGCCTGGCGCTAAGCACATCGCCGCCCTGGTGCATCGCAAGTCCGGCTATCGCCGAGAACGGGACGCCATCGAGGCGGCCATCGACGAGGCGCCCGTCGTCGGCCACCACACCGTCGATCTGCGCGCCATCGTCGGCGGCCCAGGGCACCCGCTCACCCTCGACGAAGACGGGCGCACCGAGTCCCGACCACGGAGCGGGAGCCCTGACCATCTTCCCCTGGTGGGGCAGGAGGAGGACAGCTAGCCACCTTCCCGCCGCGACCCGCGCCTTCTAAGACCCCCGCCCGTGAGCGAGTCCGGGCGGGGGTCTTTTTGTGTCCACCTTATGACGGAGACCCGTCACGAAAGCCACCGGTTGTCCACCGAGTGACGGAAGCCCGCCACCAATTGGTGGACAGGACGGGTTGTCGTACGTCTGCCAGAGTGGGTACATTCCTGTCATGCGAACGAAGCTCATCCAGCGGCAGAAGGATCTGCGCCTCACCGACCAGCAATTCGCCGACCGGCTCGGCGTTCCCCGGACGACCTGGACGGCGCTCCGTCTCGAGCGATACCGGGTCAGCCTGTCCGTCGCCAAGAAGGCCGTGGCCGCCTTCCCGGACCTGGCCCCGTATGCCCTCGAGGAGGACCCGCCGGCCGAGGGCGGCAAGTGAGCACCGTCGTCACCCAGGAGCCGGCGCCACCGCTCCATTCCCCGGAGTGGCACGCAGCTCGACGGCTGGGCGTCGGCGGATCCGACATCCCGGTCCTCGCCGGCCTGTCGCCGTACGGGACCGGCATCCACGACATCTACCTCGAGAAGATCGGCGAGCTGGAGCCCCGACCGTCGTCGCCCGAGATGGAGGTCGGCTCGGTCATCGAGGACGCCATCGCGATCCTGTACCAGCGGCGGACCGGTCGGAAGGCCATCCGGGCGAACGTCATCCGCCGTCACCGCGACCACCCCTGGGCGATTGGCAACCTCGACCGCGTCATCGTCGGCGAGCGCCGCCTGGTCGAGATCAAGAACCGTCGAGCGGCGACCCGCGAGCTGCCGGCCGACGTCGAGTGTCAGGTCCAGTGGTACCTGGGCGTCACCGGCTACCCGGTCGCCGACGTGGCGATGCTGGTCGGCGGCTCGGACCTCCGCATCCTCGAGGTCAAGGCCGACGCCAGCTACTTCGACGATCTGCTGACGATCGCCGGTGACTTCTGGTCGGACGTCGAGAGCCGCACCCCGCCGGCCATCGACGGCTCGGAGTCGGCCGCCCGCTACCTGGCCCACCGCTACCCGTGGCACACGTCCGAGGTCCTGCTGCCGGCGAACGCGGACGTCGAGAAGCTGGCCCTGCGGCTGGCCGCCGCCAAGGTCGCCCGCGATGACGCGCTGAGCCAGGTCCGGCTCGTCGAGAACGGCATCAAGGCGCTGCTCGGCGAGGCGCCCGGCATCGAGGGCGCCGACTGGAAGATCACCTGGAAGAAGACCGCCGACTACAGCCGGACCGACTGGCACGGCACCGCCGCCGCGCTGCGGCCGGCCGACGACGCCGAGTGGGAGGCCGCTGTCCGCGAGCACTCCAAGCGCGTCGACGGGCCCCGCCAATTCCGCACCTATGGCCTCGGCACGTCCGAGAAGGAGGAGACCCCGTGACCCTGTCCATCGCCGTCGACGACCAGTACGACCGCATGGTCGCGATGCGCCAGACGATCGCCCCGACGCTCAACGACGGCGAGCTGGAGCTGTTCGCCCTGATCGCCAAGCGCAAGGGCCTGGACCCGTTCAGCGGGCAGATCGTCGCGGTCAAGCGCAACACCAACCGGGGCGCCCGCGTGACCTACCAGACCGGCATCGACGGCTACCGCTCGATCGCCGAGAGGACGGGGGAGTACCGAGGATCCGACGAGCCCGAATTCGGCCCGGTGTGCCAGTGCGACCGCCCGCCGGCCGGCCACCCGGAGTGGGCCCGCGTCGTCGTCCACCGCCGCCTCGGACCCGACGACTACATCCACCAGGCAGCTCGAGCGAAGTGGCACGAGTACTACCCGCAGGACGGGTTCATCTGGAACGACAAGCCCGAGGTGATGCTCGGCAAGTGTGCCGAGGCGGCCGCCTTCCGCAAGGCGTTCCCGTGGGTCCTGGGCGACATCTACATCCCCGAGGAGCTGGACCGTCGGATCGTCGAGGACGGCCCGCCGGCCGAGCCGCCGACCATCCAGGCACGGTCGATGGTGGCCGCCAAGGCCGCCCGCCTGCGCCCCGCCACAGAAGCCCCAGAAGAGCCCGTCGAGGACGAGCCGCCCACTGACATGGCGACGGCCGAGTCGGCGCTCCCCGTCGACCCTGAGCCCGCACACGCGCCCCTGTCCGCCAGCCAGTTCGCCGCCATGTTGAACACCAGCGCGATCCCCGTCGCCGACGCCGCCGCGATGTCCCAGGAGCTGTACCCCGGCATCCCGAGCCGTGACCTGACACCTGACCAGTGGGGTGCCATCTGGGTCGCACTGAGGACCGAATGAAGAGCGGGCTGACGGGCGACGGCAAGGCCGTCGACGCCCCACGGTTCATGGACTTTAGTGGACAACGCGTCGACATCGAGCCCGAGGACGGCCCGCTGATGGCGCTCCCGCTGGGCTTGTTATCCACATTCCACCGTCATTCCGACGGCTGTCTGTGGACGATCATCTACCCGTTCGACTCCGGGCCCGCCGTCGACCCTGACCAGGTCGCGTGCACCGTCACCGGTCTCTGGTATCTGCGCCGGTTCGCCGGCGAGCCGCCCGATGGGCAGTGACGACTGGGATGCCTACGAGCACCTCCCCGGCGGCGTGCGGCCGGCGTCAGGGCTCGGCCTGGTGAACGCCCAGGTCGAGATCGGACTGTGCTCCTGCGGCGGCGAGATCGTCGTCACCAGGAAGCGCGACAACGACATCATCGCCGCGATCCAGACGCACCAGCAGACGGACCAGCACCTCGAGTGGCGCCGGCGGAAGGGCATCAAGTGACGTGCGGATCCGTCAAGTGAAACCCGCATTCTGGTCCGACGTCGCTATCGCGAAGCTGGCGCCGGCCACCCGTCTCTTCTACATCGGGACGTGGTGCCTGGCCGACGATGCCGGCTGGTTCGACGGCGACGTGTCAGAGATCGGCCATGCCCTCTACGGCTATGAGCCGAGGGCGGCACGGGAGCGCCGGGTGAGCACGATGCTCACGGAGCTGGTCGACGCGGGGCGGATCCGGGACCACGGCTGCGGGCACTTCGATGTCCCGACGATGGTGTCCCACCAGCACCTCGCGGGTCCGTCGAAACAGGTCCAGACCGTCCTCAATGACCACCGCCGCCGGTGCCATCCCGCGACGCCCCGCGAGGACCCGCCGTCACCCGCACGAATTGGCGTTGGTAATGGTGATGGTAATGGTCAGGTGATGGTCAGTAATGGTGATGGTGATGGTAACGCGCCCGTGCGTGCGCGAAGCGCACGGGCGCGTGGCGAGCTGGGCGAGCTGAAGCGCAAGGCCGGGTGGGACGGATGAACGAGTGCGCCATCTGCGAGATCACCAGCCACGACGTCAGGGTCGGCCTGGTGCAGTGGGCCGTCACCGGCCGGTTCGACAGTACGCCGCGCTGCGCCGATCGAGCGGCCTGCGCCGAGCGCGTCTGGCTCGCCGGCAAGGACTGGCCGGTCATCGAGGCCGACCATTCACCTCGGAATTCCCCGGCGGGGCAGGCGACGGAACCCCCACCGCCGCCCGCCCCGCCCGTCCTCCAGCCGGACCCCACACCGGCTCGGGCGCCGATGGTAACCGACACCCCGGAGAGCTGGTGGTAGCCGTGCGCTCGCCCGACTGGGAGCCGCCGGCGAAGGGCGAGACCGGCAAGCAGGCGCGTGCGCGACGGGCCCGGAACAAGGTCGCCCGCGACGAGTACACCCGCTGGATCACGGCGCGGTGCAAGGCCTGCGGCCAGGTCCGCATCAACGTCGTCCACGAGCAGAACCCGGCCGAGTCACCCGAGGGCGAGGCCTATCACGCCGACATCGTCCACCACCGGTTCGTGCCGGCATGACGATCTACGTCGCCGCCTACCTGGGCGCCATCGTCGCCGCGAACCTGCTGGTGGCCGCGTTCGGGCCGGCCATCACGGTGGTCAACGCGTTCGTCTTCATCGGTCTCGATCTGACGTGCCGCGACCGACTTCACGACGCCTGGCACGGTCGCTGGCTCATCCCGAAGATGGCCGTCCTCATCGTCGCCGGCGGGGTCATCAGCTACGCCGTCAACGCCAGTGCGGCGCAGATTGCCATCGCCTCGACGGTCGCCTTCATGCTCGCTGCCGCCGCCGACGCCGTGGTCTACGCGCTGCTCGGCGACCGACCGTGGATGCTGCGAGCCAACGGCAGCAACACCGTGTCCAGCGCCGTCGACTCGCTTGTCTTCCCGACGATCGCCTTCGGCGCGATCCTGCCGCTGACCGTCCTTGGCTTGTTCCTCGCCAAGCTGGCCGGCGGCTTCATCTGGAGTCTCATCCTTGCTGTACCTGTCCGGCGTCGTGCGGCCTGACCTTCCGGCGATGATCACTCCTCGGATGCGCCAGCGCCCGCCGGCCGGGCAGCCCTGGGCGGCCGACAACGGGCGGTTCAGCTCGCCGGCCGACTACACCGACGCCGGCTTCCTGACCTGGCTCACGACCATGCCGGCGTCGAGTTGTCTGTTCGCCACGGCGCCCGACGTCGTCGGGGACGCCACATCGACGCTGCTGCTGTCCGCCCCGATGTACCACCGCATCCGGGCCGCCGGCTATCCGGTCGCGCTGGTCGCCCAGGACGGTCTCGAGCGACTGCGGGAATTCATCCCGTGGCACGACTTCGACGCCCTGTTCATCGGCGGCACCACCGCCTGGAAGCTCGGCGAGGCCGTCGTCGAGCTGGTCGCCGAGGCGAAGCGGCGAGGGAAGTGGGTCCACATGGGCCGGGTCAACTCGCTCAAGCGCCTCCGATATGCGGCCTCGATTGGCTGCGATAGCGCCGACGGGACGGTCCTGCAATTCGACCCGAACCGGAAGGTCCGGCACTGGGCCGAACAGATCGGACCGACGTTGTGGTAGGCGAGGAGGTCACCATCTGCAACTGCACCGCCTGCTGGTGTCTCGAGGCGGTGCCGGCCGTCGGCGATCGTCTGTGCGACGTCTGCGAGACCGGCGTCCACCAGCCGTCGATGACGGCCCGACCGGCCACCGCGCCGCCGCCGAAGTGCAAGCGCCACCGCTGGACTGACAAGACGGATCCGCCGAGCTGCAGCCGCTGCGGCCACCCGAAGGACGAGGCCCGCGTCCGCGCCGGCCGGAACAACCGGACCCGTGGCGGCCGCCACGAGCTGGCCGTGTCACGGCTGTACGGCGGCCGGAAGGTCGGGCCCCTGGGCGGGCCCGTCGACAACATCGGGACGATGTTCGCCGTCCAGGTGAAGACCCATCACTCGATGCCGCCGAAGCGGTTGCTCGACCTGTTCATGGCGATGGACTCGGGCGCCGGCGGCCGGGTGACGGTCGTCCTGGACCGCTACCTCCGACCGGGGCTGCCACCGATCGACCTGTTCACGGTCAGGGGGCCGGACTGGATCAGCTTGCACGGGAAGGACGGCATCGAGTGATCGAAGGAGCGCCCGCGTCCTGGCCGGCGCCGCTGCGGGAACGGTTCGCGCACTTCGCATCGCGCTACGTCAAGGATCGGTCGGCCGGCCTGACGGATCGGGCAGTCGGGGTGCCACCCGACCGCCGGTACTGGACGGATGGCATGGCGGGCCTCGCCGAGGACTACGTGGCCGACCTCCTCGGGGTCGCCCGGAACGAGCTGGAGGTGCCCGACGATGGCAGTGACCTACGGCTGGGCGAGCTGACCATCAACGTGAAGTGGACTCCCCGGCCGGACGGGCATCTCATCTACCCGGAAGCCCGGCGGGACAGACTCTGCGCCGATCTGTTCGTGCTCGTCACGGGCGGCGAGCCCGAGTGGTTCGTCGCTCGAGGCTGGGTGAGCCGGGATCGCTTCCGGCGGGCGCCCGTCGACGACGTCGGGTACGGCCCAACCCTGATGGTGCCGACGGCCTGGCTGATGCCGATGCTCAACCTCTTGCCACCGGAGACCTGGTGGCCCCGATGACCGACCCGCTGCTGTTGAAGCCGGCCCAGGTCGCCGAGCGCCTGGGCGTCAGCCGGGAGACCGTCCGTCAGATGTTGCTCGACGGCCGGTTGCCGTACGTGTTGATCGGCGCCGACCGCCGGATCCCCACGGCCGCCGTCGCCGACTTCGTCCGGCGGTCGACGAGAACGGCCACCAAGTGACAGGTATCTGGCACACGGTCACGACGTCGTGTATACTACTGGTAGAGGGCAGATCGCCCAGCCAGGAGGAACCGATGAAGTTCTACACCGTCACTCGGACCCACAAGGCGACGCTCGGCAAGTCGACCGAGACGTTCCGCGCCACCAGCGCGAAGGACGCGGTCGCTCAATCCCGCAAGCGGTTCCCGAACGACGTGAACCACGACGCGGAGGCGTGGCCCACCACCCCGGCGGCCGCCAAGCCCATCCGCTTCACCCTCGAGGGCACGCCCGTCTACGAGGGCTTCGCCCACGGCTCCAAGTGGAACGGCTTCGACAACGTCTACGTCACCCCCGAGGTCCGCGACGAGATTGTGGCCGACCTCCGGGCGATGGCCCCGGCCGACGCGACGCCGGTCGAGCTGGCCGACTACATCTCGGGCATCGACGAGCTGGAGCCCTACGTCCGCGACGGCAAGACCTACTACGACCTGTCCGGCGGCTTCGTCAGCACCATCGTCGACGACGAGCCGCTGCTCCAAGACGAGTGCGACGTCCTCGGGCTGGACGGCCGTGACGGCACCGGCGAGTACACCTACGGGATGCTGTCGAGCGACCAGCTCGCGGCCCTGCGAGCGGCCCGATGACCGCCGCGACTGAGGCCCACGAAGTCGGCTGCCCGGCCCGCTACCCGGAGACGGGCGGCGACTGCCAGTGCTGCGATTGCGGCAAGGGCGAGTGGTGCCCCCAGTACGGGGCGGCCTTCAAGGCGGCACGCGAGGAGGCCCTCCAAGAGGCCGAGGTCTGGTGCCGGCGCTGCCCGCTGCCGGCCACCGAGACCTACAACGACGAGCGCCTCTGCCACGACTGCGCCCTGACCCTGGCCTACAAGATCGAGAGCCCGGCGTGGCGACGATGAAGTACACGACGCGCCACGAGCGCAAGACGTGCCGGCGCTGCGGCGGGCACTACATGACGGGCGAGTACCGCGACCACGTCCGCAGCCTGACCCATCGCCGCGAGCTGGAGCGGAAGCCGACGCCGATCGACCTCGGGTCGTGCCCGAGCTGCGGCAAGAAGGTGCCGCGCGGGATGACGCACGAACACCGGATGCCGGGGCCGGCCGCCGGCACCATGACCACCGAGGACGCCGTCCGGTTCCTCGACGCCCTCGACTCGATCCCCGGCCGCAGTCGGGAGGACGGCGAGGGCGCCCTGCTGACCCTGACCGAGGCGGCCGCCGTCCTCGGCCTCGAGCAGTCGACCCTGCGCCGCCAGATCGGCCGGGGGTCGCTCAAGGCCCGCAAGGTCGGGCCCATCTGGGTCGTGACCGTCGCCGAGGTCGACCGCTACCGGGCCGAGCACCTCGGCCGCATGAAGGGACCCACCAAGTGACACGACGAGCGAACGGCGAAGGATCCGCGCCGAAGCAGCGGGCCGATGGTCGCTGGTCGGCCATGTACACCGACGCCAACGGCAAGCGCCGTCAGGTCTCGGGCGCCACCCGGTCGGCGTGCCAGTCGGCCCTCAACGACGCCACCGGCAAGGCCCGCGCCGGCGAGCTGCCGCTGCCGGCCAAGCTGACCGTCGAGGGCTGGCTGGCGACCTGGATGAAGGACCACATGACCCACCTCGCGGACCGGTCGCGCCACAACTACACCCAGGTCATCGAGAAGCACATCAACCCGGCGGTCGGCCGGCGGCTGCTCAACGGCCCCGAGCGGCTGTCGTCGACCGACGTCCAGCGGATGCTCAACGTCATGGCCGACGCCGGACTGTCGGAGACGATGCGCCAGCACACCTACGGCATCCTCGACCAGGCCCTCAAGAAGGCCGTCAACAGCGAGCCGCCGCTGATGGGCAAGAACCCGCTCGCCGCGATCCCGCGCCCCGGCCGGGACACCGAGCCGACCATCCCCTGGACCGACGAGCAGACGGCCGCCTTCCGCGAGTCGATCGAGGGCGACCGGCTCGAGGGGATGTGGACCCTCGCGCTGCTGTGCGGCCTCCGTCAGGGCGAGCTGGTCGGGCTGCGCTGGTCGGACGTGACGTGGTCGACCGAGACCACCGCCGGGACCATCACGGTCGCCGGTCAGCTCGACCGGTTCAGTCACCAGTGGAAGCCCCAGCGCAAGGGCGAGGGCAAGACCGTCGTCATGGAGATGCCGGCCGACGTGGAGGATCTCCTCCGGGCCCGGCAGACCGACCAGAAGCGCGAGCAGCTCAAGGCCGGTCGGAAGTGGGCGGGTAACGCCCAGGACCTCGTGTTCACCACCCGGCACGGCACGCCCATCCCGCACAACAACGTCGGCGGATCGTGGCGGGTCGCGGTCGGCCGTGTCGACGGGCTGCCGTACATGAAGCCCCACGGCTCGCGCCACTACGCCGCCAGCTACCAATTCGATGCCGGCGCCAGCGTCGCCGAGGTCGGCGCCCTGCTCGGCCAGGACGACCGGACCGTCACCCGCACCTACATCCACCTGACCCACCGCTCGCGATCCGCCGCCGCTGACCGGGCCAACGCCCTGCCGCGCCGGCCGAGGAAGGCAATCAACCAATGACGGAGACCCGACCTTGACCCTGCCCGCCGGCCAGGCGACGCTCTGGCCTGACCTGGGGCGCGGCCCCATGCAAGTGGTCGCCGGCGCGAGTGCCGGCGGCCCGCCCAAGCGGCGCAACGCACTGGCAACCGGGCTCCGGGTCCTCGACCTCTTCTCGGGCATCAACGGCTGGGGCGACCCGTGGCGGGCTCGCGGCCACGAGGTCATCGGCATCGACAACGACCCGAAGCTCCCGGCCACGATCCACGCCGATCTGCTGACATTCGACCTGGCCGCCCTGCCGTGGCGCCCGGACGTCATCCTCGCCTCGCCGCCATGCGAGGGCTTCAGCGTCATGAACATCGGGCGCAACTGGTTCCACGACGGGACGCCGAAGACCGACACGGCCAGGCACGCGCTCCAGCTCGTCGAGCGGGCCCTGGCGATCATCGACGAGCTGCAGCCCGCGTACTGGGTCATGGAGAACCCCCGCGACAAGCTGCGCGTCCTGCCGCCGATGGTCGGCCTGGAGCGGCGGACCGTCACGTACTGCCACTACGGCGAGCAGCGCATGAAGCCGACCGACCTGTGGGGCGGCTTCCCGCCGTCGCTGGTCCTCGAGCCGGCCTGCCACAACGGCGACCCCTGCCACGTCCGGGCGCCGCGTGGATCGCGGACGGGCACCCAGGGCTTCGGCACCTACCACGAGAAGGGCGTCATCCCGGTCGCGCTGTCGACCGCTGTCGCCGTGGCCGCCGAGGCCGACTTCGCCGCCGAGTGGCTCCACGAGCAGTTCGCGGAGGTGTCATGAAACTGGAGGAGTGACAGGAACCCGTCTCTAGGATTATCGTGAGCCCACCGGGGCGCCGGGACGCCCCGACCGGAGTAGGAAGGAGCGCCCCGTTGTCGAACACCGCCGCCATCGAGAAGGCCCGCCAAGGCAAGCGCCGGGCCATCGAGAAGCTGTACGGGCTCATCACCCTGCACGAGCCCTACGTCACGTCGGACCCGGACCTCGCCGATCGGCTGCGACTGCCCAAGCAGGACGTACAGAACGCCCGGCAGGACCTCGTGACGATTGAGGCCCTGACCATCCGCAAGATGATGAAGACGCCCAACACCAAGCACCCCGGCTGGGCGACAGAGTGGACCCTGGTCACGCCGGTGACCGTCGCCCTCGCTCGGCTCGAGGCCAAGTGGCGCAAGGACGACGAGCACACCCACGAGCTGCTCCGCGTCAAGAACCCGCTCAAGGCCAGTAGCCCGAGGGCCAAGGCTGCTCGAGCTGCCGCCGCAGCCAACGGCTGGACGAACGGCGCCGCGCCGGCAGCCCTTGAGGGCGCAACCATCGACCACCCGGTCCTACCCGACGTCCTGGTCGCTAGCGCCGGCCCTGAGCCGAGCCTTAAGCCGCTGGCGTCACTGTCAGGCGCCCGGATGGACGAGCCCCGCGCCCTCATCGAGGCGGCCCGCCAGTACCACACGACCAATAGCCAGCTCGACCAGAAGATCAAGGAGCTGGAGGCGATGGGCGTGACCGTCGACCGGGTCGCGCTCGGCAAGGCGATCAAGGCGCCCCACGACCATCAGCTCCTCGTGGTGTCCAAGGTCCTGCCCTACGTCGACGGCCTGGAGCGGCAGAACGAGCGCCTGACCGCCCAGGCCGCCGACCTCCGCGACAAGGTCGCCAACCTCCCCGAGTTGAACCAGCGCCTTAGCCGGTTGCACTCGCAGAACGAGCGGCTGGTCGCCGAGAACACCGAGATGCGGAAGCAACTCCACGAGCGCGGCGTCCAGGCCCCCCGGATCGCGCCGAAGCCCGAGGTGGCCGTGACACCGGGAAACGCCGGCAGCCCGGACCGCTGACCGGGCACGCCGTCATCAACCTCAAGGCGGTCGCCACCGAGCTGATCGCCCGCGACCGCGCCGGCGGCGAGGTCGCGCACGTCCGGCAGGATCTGCTCCGCATGGATCCGATCGAGAAGGCCCTGCTCCGTCAGGGGCACCGGCGATGAACCCGCCCGGCCGCATCGACTGGCGGGCCGTCGCCCTGTTCGCCCTAGCCGGCGCCGTCGCCGGCGCCCTAGTCGGCGAGATCCTCTACCAGCTCCTGCGATGAGAGACGACTGGCACATGGTCTACCGGCTCGAGGGGCACGACGCCGTGCCGGTCGACAACAACGACCGCGCCGGCATCGACGCCGCCTTCGCGGCCTGGGACAGCGCGGATCGCCATGTCGGCCTGACCGACGTCGGCAAGCGCCGGGTGTCGACCGTCTTCCTGATCGTCAACCACGGCTACGGCCGGACGCCCCAGCTCTTCGAGACGGCCGTCTTCGAGCAGGGCGAGCTGGTGGACATCGTCGGCCGGTACTCGACCTGGGCCCAGGCCGAGGCCGGCCACGCCCAGGTTGTCGCCGAGCTGCGCGGCCTGACGGCGCCGGGACACGACTAGAGGAGGCTCTACGAAGATGACCGCCGATGACACGCGGGATGCGCTGGAGGTTGCAGCGGACGCGACCGAGAAGTTGGTTCGTCAGTACGTGATGCTATTCGGCGGCAAGGGTCGTGATGAACAGACCGTCATCCGTTCGCTCGACGACCTCCGTGCCGCCCTCGCCGCAGCCCGTCGTGACCCCGAGCCGGTCGCGTCGGCGGATGCGGCGTACCGGGAGCGCAATGCCGTCGTCGCAGCTCTCGTCCGCTCGAACGGCTGGCCCGCGTCGCTTGTCCCGGCACCCGACGCCGATGGCTGGTGGATCGTCTACGCCGAGACGCCGCAGGGTCAGGTGTCGTGGCACGTCGGAGCATCCGACCTCGACCTGTTCGACGGGGTGCCCGCCGAGTACGTGAAGTGGGACGGCCACACGACCGACGAGAAGTACCGGCGTCTAGCCGCCATCCGCGGCACGGAAGCCCGTGCCTCGCTGGACGTGGATGCGCTGACAGAGGCCATGTACCGCGTCCATTCGTGGGACATGACGACCTCTAGGTCGGAGGCGCTCGATGTCGCCCGCGAGTACCGCGCCATCCTCGCCGAGGCCGACCGATGATAGCCGGCCACCAGCTCATCTCCTGGGTCATTGCCATCGCCATCCTCGTGGCGCTGTCGCACGTCGTCGACCTTCTCATTGAGCTTGCGAAACGTATGCGAGAACGTATGCGAACCGATCCCGCCGACCCCGGTTCTGAGCACGAATGAGGCCATATCGTGCCCAGTCCCGGCCTGGGCACCACCACCCTTCCAAGCACGAACCGACCGGAGCCACAAGCACGAATTACGCCCACCACTGACCACAAGGACCACCACAACTGTATGCGAGAACGTATGCGAAACGTGTGCGAGGGTCAGGGGCCTCAGCTTCGCTTCAGGTGTTCGGCCCACCGTGGCAGCAACCCGTCACAAGGTGCTACGCTCGCAACATGATCTACGTCACCTTCGCTGAGTGGTGCCGGCACCAGCGGTACATCTACCGCGAGTCGCAGGCCACGGTGGCGACGGCCGTCGGGAAGTCGAGGAGCTGGGTCGCCAGCCTCGAGCGCGGCGAATTCCGGCCACGCGTCGAAGACGCCGCGCTGTTCGCGGCGCACTTCGGGGAGACCCTGCAGCGGGTCCTAGAGCTGGCGGGCTACGAGCGGACGGAGATCGACGCGGTGATGATCGCGGCGCGTGGCGCCGACGGGATCATTCCTCGTCCGGTCGAGCGAGGCCCGATCCTGGTTCGGCCAGCGGATCTCCAGGGGCTGGTTGATCAAGCGATCGAGCGGGCTGTATCGGAAGTGTTGACTGCCCTGGACGAAGGACAAGGCCGTGCCGCACCAGCACACGGTGAGCCGCCTCGCCCATCGCAGCGCGAAGCTCGGCCTCGAGGGTCTGCACCTGAGCCTGCGTCAGATGCACTGCTCCACCATTCCCGTCCTCATATTGATCGCCATCCACTCGGCTTCACTCCTCCCGGCGATGTCACGCACGCTGGCAAGAAGATAGCAGGATGATGGAAGTCCGACAGGCATAAGCCGCATCCCCGGCGCACGATGCCGGGGTGAGCTACAGCCCGCCGACCCTCAACGCGCTGGTCACCTACTGGAAGTCCAAGGGCGGCGTGAACCTCGGCGTCGTCGGCGACACCAGTCACGTCAACCGTGGCGTCAGCTACCACCTCGGTGCCGACCACCTCGTCGCCACCGCCTACTCGCGCAAGACAGCCCGTGACAAGGCCGGCCTGACCAACGCCGCGTCGGCGATGGACCTGGGCCGGCTGGACGGCACCCTGACCGCCCTCCGCAGCTTCAGCGTCTGGCTGGTCGACCAGGCACGGCACAACCAGCCGGGCACCTCTGATATGCGCGAGATCATCTACACGGCCGACGGGAAGACCGTCCTGCGCTGGGACCGTGAGCGCGGCTATGCGAGCTTGCCCAAGGGCGGCGAGGCCGACAACACGCACCTGACCCACACCCATGTGAGCTGGTATCGCGACGCTGAGAAGCGTGACCACACCACGGCCTTCAGGCCGTACTTCGGGGACCGCAAGCCGATCCCACCGCCGTCAGGAGGATCAGACGTGGGCATCCCGGTCTATCTCGACGTGACCAAGGACAGCGACCCGTACGACGCGCTCGGGACGGCCAAGCTCAAGGTCACCGGCGTCTGGCGGGTCAAGGACAACGCCACCGTGCAGCTCGCGGCCGGCACCGACCTGGGCGTTGTCCAGCGCGGCAAGCGGCTCGACAACAACGTCGCCATCGTCGCCCTCAACCACGCCGGCGAGCTGCACGTCGCGCCGTTCGCCAACGTCACCTACACCGCGCTGCCGAAGCCGTCGACGCCGCCACCCGGCACCGACCCGACGCCGTACAGCAAGGCCGACCTGGACGCGGCGCACGCCGATGGCGTCACCGCCGGCAAGAGCACCGAGAAGGATCGCATCGCCACCTCCGAGTCCAACCGCATCAAGGCGATCTAGTGCCGCTCGACCCCGCGTCAGCCGCGCTGTACGCGATCATCGCCATCTGCCTGGTGCTGGTCGGCGCGATCCTGACGCCGGGCTCGGTCGGCATCAACGAACGCGGCGCGTTGCTGGGCGCCATCGCCGCGATCCTGTTCGCCATCGCGCTGAGACGTCGACGCGGCAGTGGCGACGACTGAGCCGATCCGCTGCATCGCCCCGGTCACCAGGACCGTGGTCGGGCCATGCGGCGAGCCGATCCACCGCGTCAACGCCGGTGCCGACCTGCCGCCGTACTGGGCCCACGACCACGCCCAGCCGCATCTCGCCCAGCCGCCCGACAGTGGACAACCCAAGCCCGAGCCCCAGGTTCGGCGCGTAGTTGGTGGATAAAGGGGCTGACAGGTCCCTGTTCGGCCGGGCAGAATTCTGACAACACCCCCAGCGACACGCGGGAAGGAGACCGGATGGCAAGCGCGACGCTCACACCGTTCACGACGACCACACCGGCGCACACGTTCACGACGTTCGCGCCCGGCACACTCACCGGCAACACGTACCTCGCCACTGGCACCGCTGACCTGGCCTGCGGCGAGATCATCAAGAGCTGGGCGACCTCCAGCCACGACGGCTACACGGTGACCACGACCGTCGACAACATGACCGTCTCGATCGACATCGCGGCCGGCAGCATGGACGGTCTCGCCGATGCCCTCAACGCGCTGCAGCACGCCGTCGTCCCGACCGACGCACCGCCCCTGACCGAGCGCCAGCTCGAGCTGTTCCCGGCCGTCCTCGAGCTGGACGTCAACCGTGACGACATCCTGGGTGGCGTGCGCGGCAACGTCCACGAGTGCGCCGTCGCCAAGGCGGTCGCTCGGCGCTTCGATGGCGCTCATGTCTCGGTCGGCGGCTACGAGGTCCGCGTCTGGGATCCCGAGACCAACACGCCGATCGTCTACCGGCCGACCCACGAGATGTCCGAATTCATCCGGCGGTTCGATCACGGCATGGCCGTACCCTCGACGCGGTTCCACCTGGAACGGCTCAACGAAGCACGGGGAGCATTGTTCGCATGACGATCGAGACACCACCGGTCGAGACCGAAGAGGAGCCCGCGCCGGCCGAGGAGCCTGCCCCGCCGGCCGAGCCCGCCGAGGACGAGCCCCTCGCCCCGGACGAGGGCCCACCGCCCGAGCACTGACCCCACTGCAGCACCGGCGGGCTCGCGGTCCTCTGAGCTTGCCGGTGCCGCCTCCTCCAGGTGGCCGGGACCGATCCTTCCGACCACCTGGAGGAGAGCGCATCCGGTCCCTCCCCCCGGTGCCGGCTGCGCTCTCCCGCACCCGAGGAGGCTCCCCGTGTGCATCTGCGCGGATCGGTCGCACAACGACCGGCCATGCCATCGTCGACCGCGACCGCGCCGCCGGCGATGCTCCGCGTGTATCGAGTACTGCGACGGCTCGGTCATCATCGACGGGCAGTGACGGAAGCCCGCCGCTCACAACCCCTCTTTCGGGTGTACGGTCGCGTGCGTGAGGATCCCGCCATCCGACGCCCAGCTCGACGCGCTCGCCGTCGCCAAGGGCCGCTCGTCACCATACGAGGCCGAGAACGCTCAGTCGATTGCCGCTGCATGGGACGTGAGTCGCCGGCAGCCGCGCGATCTACGGGAGGCGGCCCACTACATCCGCCGCGCCTACGCCGACGAGGTGCCGGCGCGGCTGCACGAACGCGAGCTGGCGCCGGACGGGACGCCCCGGATGACCGCCAAGGCGGTCGGCTACATCTTCGGCGCGGCGACCTACACCGCCCGCCCCGACAACGAGGGCAGCGTGTCGTTCTACGCGACCCCGTTCCGGGCGACCCTCGCGTCGATCGAGGCCGGCGATGCCAAGGCCCAGGACGTGGCCGCCATCGTGCGCCACGTCGCCATCGGCGGCGACTCGCCGGTCGAGGCCGCCATCAAGGTGGGCATCCCCTACGCCTGGGCGGCCGTCGTCGCCGAGATCGCCCTGCGGACCTTTCTCAGGATGCTGTCGTCCCTGCACATCGAGCCTGGGCGGGTCCGCTCCACGGCCTGATCACCACCAGGCCAGCGCACCGCTCGGCAACCCGATAGGGGCTGGGCCAAGAAGGTCTCTTCAGCATGGTCATGAACAAGGCGTGCCTATGCCTGGGCTGCCTGGCCCACCCAGGGCGCTGCTCTGCCATCGCCGCCCCAGGCAGCCCGCGCTGCTGGGCCTGTACTCGGATGCATGGCCGCCTTCGGGTCAGGTCGAGCCCATCCCAGCGTGGCTACGGCCGCCAGTACCAGCGTGATAGGAGGGCCCTTCTGGAAGACACCCCCCTGTGTGCCCTGGGCCTACCCGGCTGCACCCGAGTGGCTACAACAGCGGACCACTACAAAGATGGGCTACGCCCTGCGTGCTTGCACTGCAACAGCTCAGATGGAGCCACTCGACAAGCTCGTGTCCAGCGTGCGAAGAGGGCGGCGGGGGGGGCCTAGACGCCGTGATCGCCTGGATGTCGGCTAC